TTTTTATTTAGAGAAACAATGCCAATTTTACTATTACGTCTCCCAATTAATTGAATTGCATAACGAATGTCAAAATTACCAACATTCAATACACACTCTTTTTCAATCTTTTCGATCCACTCTTTTTCAGACATAACTTATTTTACCTTAAATTAATAATCCCATCGAATTCGATGGGATTAGGATTATTCTGGTCTATCTGTAATCATAGAGTCAAGCATCTTTATCAATCTATTTAAGCGATAATTAAAATAAAGAGAAAAAGCCATAACAGATACAAAAATAATAGTACAGTTAATCCAAGTTGCAGTTATAAAATTCATATCTACTCCACTATTTTCGCTGTCTTTTTATTCAATGTTTCAAAATTATTATTGTAAGACTTAGAGATTTTTTTAATTTGAAAAATTACTACAAATATCAAGACGAACATTATTGTCACTAAAGCAAATAAAATTGAAATTAAAATTGTTTCGTTCATATCTTTATTATATCACAAAAAAGGGAAAGGAGCTCCATAGACGAATTAAACGCCTACCCAATCTTTACAAGAGATCCGTACTATCTTTATACTAATGGAGCAAAGGTTCTGGGATAAGGATTCGAACCTTAATAAACAGAGCCAAAATCTGTTGAATTGCCGTTATTCGATCCCAGAACGAACTTTGCTTTTACTTAAACAAAGTTTTTCTACACCTTAATTATACACTAAAATTCAGGTTTATCAAGCTTACCATATTTAATTTTTTCCCAATCTCCTCTTCCAGGTTTTTTGATTTCATAAAATTTACACCATTTGTTTACAGCATTATCACTAACTCCGTACATTTCACCAATTTTAACACAAGACGTTTCCCAAACAAGCTTTTCTAATATTTCTTTTTCTGGTCTTTTTGTAGGTCTTTCAATTGGTTGTTTGATTTGTTTTATTTTTTCTTCTTTTATTGGTGTTGTATATTTTGTAAATATCTTTTGTTGTTTTTCATAAATTTCAATTGCATCAATCAATCCTGCGTGAATTTCTGAATGGCAATTTGAGCAAACTAAAATACATTTTTCTAACTCTTCAACTAATGAATCAAATTTATTAAACATATAACTTGCAATAGTAAATTTTTTATCATCGGGGTAAACGTGGTGAAAATGCATTGCTCCCATACATTTGTCATACCCACAAACTGAACACATGCTGCCTTTATAATCTAGTGCTTGCTGTTTAGTTTTTTTTCTATAAAACACAGATCTACAATTTCCACATCTATCTTTGTGTTTATGATGACCGCCTTGATATTCTATGCCACACATTGAACAAACTCTTTTATGGTCCTTTTCAATGTGTAGTTGCTTTGTATTTCGTTTTCCAAAAGGTGAACACTCAAGGCAATAATTTCTTTTGCTTAAAAATCTTTGTTTACCGTCAATGTAAACTGAATGCGGAATATTGTTTTCGCATAACAAACATTTTCTCATTTCGTATCCTTTTTGGCATCCAGTTCGAATGGATGCCATTTATATTATACGTACTTAAATAAAAAAACTCCTTTGCAATTAAGCAAAAGAGTCATTATAGCCTGTAGGAGGATTGAACTCCTGATCTTCTCAGTGAAAGTGAGACATCTTAACCACTCGACTAACAGGCCAAAATGGATATAAATTCTCCATAAATTATATGGGGGATCGAACTCCTCAGGTTGGGATCGAACCAACGACCTTTCGCTTAACAGGCGAATGCTGAACTACCACTGAGCTACTGAGGACCATCAAAACAATTATACCTTAAAATTAATCGCAAGCAACTTTTAGAATAATAATTGTTGATACTACTACAATCAGTCCGAAGATTAAATTTACGAGTTTAGTTTGATTTTTCATTCTTGTTATCAGAATATCTATCAAATCGATTTGAAAGAATCATAAATGTCGGAGCCCAGAGTCCAACAAAGATTCCAAATCTTTCTCCATGTGCTTGTAAATCAGGTGTTTTTCCACCAGTAAAGTACCAGATAGCGATTGAACCTACGATAGATGTGAAACCCAATACAAGACAGATTAAGCTAAGGGTTTTGAGTTGATTACTATTCATGTTTTTATTCTACCCTAACTTAAAGAAAAAAGAACTGATTTCTCAGTTCTTTTTTTTAGATTACTTATTTCTTCTAGTTGGTCCCATCATAGGAGGTCTAGCTGGAGTTTTCATAATTCTTGGTAGCAATATTTCTTCAATGACCTTGTAAAGTTGTGAAGAAATAGAACCAGCTTTCATTTGATCAAAAGCATCTTTTTTAGCTTGGCTTGGTCCATCACCACCATTTTTGTTAATCCATTGAATTGCTTTGTCATACATAGGTTTTGTATGAGTCTCATAGTCTGGAGCAGATGGATCATATTCATCAGTTTTTTGATCTGGACTAACAGTAGATGGACCCATTACACCTCTGTCTTTGAACATTGGCATTTTTCTTGCAGGAGCTGGGCCCTTTCCAGTTCTATCATAAGCTTCATTAAGTCTCATAATAGCATCACTTGAATCAACACCTAATTTTTCTGCTTCGTTTCTAACAGCATCAAGTAATTCTCGTCTCATTTCATACAATTTGTTATTCAAGTCAGGCATTTTGTTGTAGTCAGCTCCAAACATTCTTTTCATGACTCTGTAAACAACTTGATTACCAGTAATTTCTTGTGCAACTTTTACATAACTTTGGTAATATCTTAAGCTTCTTTATGTAAATTGTTTATATCAAGTGTGTTTGCGATTTCTGCTAAACTTGCAACGATGGTTTTTTTATTCATACTATTTCCTCATATAAGGGGGTTGTATGATAATTTTACACAATTAAAAACTATTCACCTTTTTTAATTATTCATCATTCTTTCTATCATTGCGTCTTTTGCTGTTCTTGTTCTATTCATTCCCCAATTTGATATTTTAAATTTGGGATCTTTTTTATTTATTACTATTGGAGTTGTAGTTTTATTTGCATTTTCTGTTATAGCGTTAGAAGTATAGTTAAGAGAAAAAATCATTGCTACTACTGTTGCAATGATTGTGATTATTCCTACTAACGTGTCTTGTTTATTTTTCATTTATTTCTAAAGTTAAATAAACTTGACATAAGTTCATTTAATTGATTATGTTCAAATTGTTCTGCATATAAGAAGCAGAATAAAGAAAAATTGTTTATCATCTACTCATCATCCTTTCTATAGCCAATTCTTTTTTAGTTTTTGGTTTGTAATAATTTTTTTTAGTAAAGTCTTGCATCATATGAATTGCTGCTGTGCATACTTGTTGTTGATTTTGGTATTTTCTTTCTATTTCTTTTTGATCAACTTGTTCTGCGGGTTTTAGTGCATATCCAATACTAGCACTAATTAATGCAAGCATCAAATAAAAACCAATTTTTTCCAAGTTCAATTTCACAATATGTTCCTCCAAATAAAAAAGCCCTATCCTTTATTGGATAGGGCTTCAGTGCTCTATAGATATAATACCTTACTTTACGGTTTATTTCCTATACTTTTTATTAAGAAAACTTAAAATTCTTTTCCAGTAAGTGTTGTGTATCTTGCTAATGACAAATCAAAATATTCTTTATCAAACTCACAACCTTTGAAGATTCTTCCTGTGTTTTCGCAAGCAATCATAGTAGAAGCAGTACCATTGAAGATATCTAATACAACATCTCCTGGATTTGTGTAAGCTTCAATAAATCTTTCTAGTATACTGATTGGTTTTTGTGTAGGATGCCAGTTACAATATTCTTTACTTGTAGTGTGATTATTTTTTTCCCATATACAAGTTGGAATTGTTCCTTTTTCAAATTCTTCTCCAGTTCTAATGTTGATTTTCTGTTTACGTTCAGTTCTTACATCGTCACCATTGAAGAGAAAAGTTTTACCTTTAGAGTAGCACCAGATGTATTCATGTTTACGTGCAAAGTTACTTTTGCTTCTTCCTCCCCAGTTATATGACCAAACAATTTCATTTTGCGGGAAGAAGTTTGTAAGTTTGTTTAGTACTTCTAGTTTGTATCTTAGGAATGTGTCATATTTAAGTGTTCCAAATACACACATCATTCTATTATCTTTTAGTACACGAGCACATTCTTTGCTCCATTCTGTGCACCAAGACATATATTCATCATCACTTTTCCATTGTGAATCCCATCCTTTACCAGCATCATATCCAATAAAGTATGGGGGATCAGTAAGGATTAAGTCTACTGAATTGTCATTTAGTGTTTTGATATATTCCAAACAATCCTGATTTGAATATTCGTGTTTCATAATTCCGATTTTACCATTGAAATTAATGTTTGTCTACTTTCCTCGTTGAATGATTTTAGAACTTGTAGATAAACTTCGCATTGATCTTTAATTTTTTTATATTTTGTTGTTTCATAAATTTTAGAAACTTCAAATAGTTTTTCAATTAAATTATTATCAGTGCAAAAACTGTCTTCAGGTAGTTTATTCACTTCAATCTGTGTGCATTCAATAACACACTCTGTATGTTGTCCTCTAGTTTTAGTTTTTGTTAATTCTATAACTTGCAAAGGATTTACAACAGACCATAAATTTGCTTTTTTAAAATAAGTAACAAGGGTGATGCATTTTATTGGTCTTATTTGATTTAATTTAGCTCTTGAACTAATACTACCTTCAGTAGTTTTTACTTCAAAAACATATTTTTCATCATTAATAATAAAATATCCATCACCAAGTTTCTTATCACATTTGGAGAACTTGTTACCCAATAAGGAAGCAAATCTTTTTTCACCATTTGCTCCTAAACTATTTTTAGAATTTAAGCCTTCTGCCATAGTTAAAGACTATATATTATTAATTATCTTTTTGCAAGTTCTTCTGTGGAAACTTTAATTAATCTTTTTATTGTTTCTTTAGGAAGTTGTTTAAGAAGATCATTCATTGATTTTTCTTCCCAATCTCCTACAATTTTATTTGCAAAAGGTAACTTGTTAATATTAACTTCTGGAACTCCTGCAGTTCTTTTTAGGATACTTGATAAAATTGACGATGCATTAAACATATTTTGTCCTTTTTAGTATAATTATATACTGTGTAATATATTTGTTATAAAGATAAAACATGATATAATTATTTGGAAGGGTTAATACTATGGAATTATTTGCGAAAAATTGGAAACATGTATTTGTTACTGAGAGTGGATTGATTGATCCTCAACCTGGATATCCTTGTTATAAACTTGGACAAGTTATGTTTGACAATCATTTGAAAGCTCTAGATTATGCACTGTCAACTGGATGGGAAATAAACAAGAATACTCCATGTGATTTACATAGATTATTAACTAGAGATGTCTCTTTTTTTGAAGATCGAGGAATGAGTGGAAGATTTAGAGATTGTGAAGTTTGGATTGGGCATGAAACTTGTCCACATTATTCATCTTTTCCTCAATTAATGGATCAGTGGGCATACGTTACTAATAAATTATTAGATCTTAATTATGAGGGAAAAGTAGCTGGAACAGATGCAGCTGAAGTTTCTCATCACATGTTTGAAGTTATTCATCCTTTTATAGATGGAAATGGAAGAACTGGAAGATTATTATATTTGAAAGTGCTCAATCACTGTAATGAAGATCCTAGAATCATATATTTTAAAGATAGAGATTTATATTACAATGAAATCCAGTATTTCAGAGAGAAATACTGGATTCTAAATAAGTTTGATATAGATTCAATTTTAGCTGATTATACTGCTTAAGTGTCTTTGCTAGAAGTATCACCTTCGTAATAAAGCTCCCCTGTTTGTTCTGGTTTTCCACTAAATAATGTTGGTGGAATAAAAAATGGGGGTCTTTTCTTTGGTGGTTTTTTCTTTTCTGGTGGTGCTTCTTCTTGAGGTGGTCTTGGTGGTCTAGGTGGTCTTGGAGGATTATTAGGATCAGGGTTTCTAGATGGATCTTTGTTTGGATCTGGATTTCTTTCTGGTTTATTGCTTGGATCTGGATTTCTTTCTGGTTTGACAGGCTCAAATGGATCAGGTCTAGGTGTTTTATCAGGAGTAGGTTCTTGCCCAGGTATTCTGTCAGGTCTTGGAACTCTGTCTGGTCTAGGTCTAGGTCTAGGTCTTGGTCCAGGAGTTGGATCAGGAATTGGATCAGGAATTAATTCTGGAGTTGGTTCTATAATTGGTTCAGCTGGTTTTTCAGGAACAATTTCAACAGGTCTTTCAGGTACTGGTCTTTCAGGAGTGGTAGTTCTTCCTGGAGGTCTGTTAGGTCTTGTTGATGGATTAAAAGGTGGACGTTCCAATGGTGCTGGAGGTCTAGGTCTTAGTATGCTTGGTGGTATTTCTGTAGGAATTGGTGAAACCTTAATGGGTGCAGCTGGTTTTGCAATCTTGAGTAATTTTTTCTCAATAAAATCACTTTGTTTGTAAAAGCCTTTTTGATCTAAGTAGTTAGCAATCTTGATTAGTCTTGAAAATAAATTAT